ATAGAATAAACTATCACTGTGAGATCCAATGCATCTATTCACAGCAAAAGTTGGATAATTTTTCTCCCAAAACACATCTTCACTATCCATCAAATCATTTTTCTGATGATTGATAGAATTAAGGTAATATTTTAATTGATAAGGTGGTTCATTTTTCTTCATAATGTTCTCTACTTCTCCATTTTCCTTCATAGATAGTTTCTGGATTAACCTTACCAACTAACCAATTATGTCTCCAAGGTGCCCATCCCTGCCTTAAATGTTTTATAAATGCATCGGGATGTGTCCATATCCTCACCCCAGATTGCTGTAATCTAAAAGACCAATGATGATCTGAAGAGCAACCATTAGGCCAAGTCATTAAGGGAAACTTTAAAAACATTTCTCGTTTAGCTATAGACATAGCGAAATTAGCAAGTGACGTTTGTATAAACCCTGCTTGATGCTTCACCCATTCAATAGTAAGCCATCCCGGATATTCTTCTCTTTGTGGTCCTACACTAACATCATTAATAGATGGTAGAGTCCCATGTGTGACAGTACTTATTTTACTAAAACTACCATCGGGCTCTATATGCATATTCATCCAGCCAGTAAACACATCATTCTCCACCTTCTCACCATACTTTAAAATAGTATCAGCTGCTTCTTTACTTACTACACCATCGTCACTCATCACAATATAATGGCTAAAATTTGTTTCTTTAATATATTCATTCATTTGAGTCATTACTTGTGGCTCTGTATAGGCACGAAACCATACCTTAGGAATATCTATATTTTCTTTAAGTGAATTGATAGCCTCATCTATACGACGAGGTTGCATAATCATTAAAACTGGATCAAATGTCATGTGCCTTTACTAATTCTTTATAACGAGCTGTCTCCTCTAACATAGCAAACTCACCTACATTAAATTTATTTGCTGCATACATATTAGTTTTCAATCTATGGACTGGATTTCCTACCCAAGTTTGTCCCGGATAAATTTTAGCTTTCTTAGGAACAATAGTACCCATCCCAATCATAGACCAAGAACCTATTACTTGATATTGATGGACGGCAGCGCCCATACCTAAATTACTATCTCTCATCACATGAACATGACCACCAATCTTAACACCACAACTTAAAGTCACCCCATCTTCTATAACACAATCATGGGCAACGTAAGCCTTGTTTAACATTATAACATTATCATCTATAAAAGTCAATAGACCCTTAGTACCTCCATGAATTGTAATAAATTCTCTAAAAACTCCACCAGAGCCTATCAATGTTCGTCCTTCTTTATCCCAATATTCAGTATGTTCAGCTCTACTACCTATGGAACAGTAAGCTTCAAATCTATTATTATTTCCTACCTCTACTCCACCTGTAAAATAACAATAAGGTCCAATATAATTATCAGAACCGAGTACAACATTATCACCTATTATGGCTGTTGGATGTATATCATTCATACCCAATGCACTCCTAACCAAGGTTCTCCAGGCAGTTCATGTGGTTTGGGTTTACCATGAAAATATACTATACTAGCTTGCCTTAATGATACAAATTTTGTTTGTATGTCCATCTTATAACTAGCAATTTCTGGAAACATTCTATCTAAACAAGGACTGTCGCCATAATATTTTTGTAGTAATACCATTTCTGATGGATAACCCTTATATAAACACTCTTGCATTAGTGCGTTCTCATTTGCCTTCCACCATGGCCAAATTTCAGAACAAAATTCTGGAGTAGCTATAGTTACTGCATTACATACCTTAAAATGCTCAAAAGGATCTTTACATAGAGCTATCTTTTCTGGTTTGTAAGTAAAAATTCTATCTAAAGATCCTGTAATAACCGTATCTAATCCTAATGTGACCCTATTACCCGCACAAAGATCGGGTCGATACCATTCCATCAAACTCATCCACCCATACTGATCTACTGAGCGTTCAAATCTTACTAGCTGTATATTACTTTCTTCAAATTTATAATTTTGGTCGCCCAAACATATGAACCCAAAAGGTCCATGATAATTTCGTGCGATGCCTCTATAAAGTTTCTCTACCCACTCTGTGGTATAAATCCCTACATAATTTTCAGTCTGTGGGACCAGGGTATTAAACCCATTGAATAAAGCTGTAACTACTGTTATATCTGGTTCATATTCTTCACGTTTTTTCCACATTAGGTTTCCCACCTATCACTTTGCCAGCCGCTACCTTACTTTGTTGTATAGTCCAGCCGACACCATCATGTTCTAATTCTAATAATGTTCCTTCTTCCCAACCCAAATCTTCAAGTTCTTCATCTGACAAAGATAGGACTTTACTCCCATCCTTCTTTAAATATACGCTCATATTAATGATGTTCTTATTATAGCTAACTCATAACCTTCCTTATCAATTTCACAACCTAAATATTGCCTATTTAATTCTTTAGCGCATTGCACTACTTGACTGGAGCCAGCAAAAGGATCAACTACTAAATCATTCTCTTTAGTTAAGGTATTTATAACCAATTTACAAAACGCCTCATGCCAAATATAATATGTAAATTTACTCTTTTGTGTTTTGTATACCAGAATATGCTTTAACCATTCACCCTTTCTTTCAATGGTGCCTGAAACTGAAAACACACACAGATGTTGATAAGGGAAAATAAACTGGCTCTTATTGTCTATACTATTCTTTACTATGATTTTATAGTCCTTTAAAATCCATCCCAAAGACTCCATATGTCTAATAATAAATGTATGTTTAGCATACACTCGAGCATCTATTTTTCTATCTGACTGACACATAACAATAAAGCCAGAGTCCTTTACTATACGATCAAACTCTCCCATAGCTTTACTAAGAAAATCTTGGTATACACCAACATCATCTGTACCTATATCATATAAATCTGGTGGACTGGTGAATACCAAATTTACAGAATTATCTTCTAATGTCGGCAAAACATTAAAACAATCGTCGTTAATCCATTCTTTCATTTTTGAAATATAAAAATTGGCTCTCGTTTATGTTTACCCTCTTGAGTAGCCAACTGTAAGTACCATGTATCTATATGTTTGAAGTGTATCATCTTTGCAAGCCGTAAAGTTTCATCTTCAAAATTTTTAATTCGTGCTGTGTTTGCCACATTCAATAACATATGGCCACCCGGCTTCAAACCATAATGACAATTATCTATAGTATCTAGCAAAAATCCATTCAACCATTCATCCCTAGTGGGATATTTTTTATACGATTGGGAATCTTCTTCTGAATATTTTTCCCAATCAAAATACGGTGGAGATGTAAAGCATAAATCAACACTACAATAATCAGGCCTGAACTCCTCACTACCTAACTTATGCAACTCTATTGTTCTACTCTTATTACCCCAATCTTCTTTAATCTGTTCTAAGCCTTCGTATGTTTCTGTGCATGGGTCTGTACCGATATAGTTTACATCTGCAGCAATCGCTCCTAACAAGCGACCACCATACCCACAACTCATATCCCAAGTCGTGCCGGTTTTACCACCAAACAATGGCGATGCCTTCTCTAAAAACTTATCATAGATTACAGCCGCTGATGTTGGTCTGAAATTAGAAACTGCTTGTGTACCTGCATAACGCCTTAATATAGAACGTATGTCTGATGCAGTTATTTGATGGTATTCTTTTTGTGACCAAAAAGTACCATCTAGTATCTTACTAATACCATGTTTTAAAGATTTTTCATCTTCCCAAACTGATATAGGAGTTTTCATATACCCACACTTAATTTTCCAATGGTGTGGCATATAACTCCAGGCTAACGCTAGCCCATGTGTAGATAGCCCTAAAGTTTTCTTTTGGGGTCGTAACATCTTCGACCTATCAAAACGAATTAGTTTTCCAAACTCAAGACGGCGCCAGTTATAGTCTGTGGGGTAATGAGGGAACCCTTGAGCCTTAAATTTATCATAGACTTCATTGATTGCCGCATCATTTACTTGAATTGACATTGTTCCATAATCTCCGTTAAACAAGCCAATAAATTAATCTCTTGGTCTGCTACAAACGCCGACTTGTATTGATACTCTCCCAATACTAAAACAGCTTCGGGGATCGAACCGGGTTTCATATAGTCATATAACTTTTCATACACCTTACGAAACATCTTCACTGGATCATTGTCTATATTGTCTACTACCCACTTACGAACATTCTTAAAATCTTTTCCTTTCAAATGACCCATCAACTCTTTCATGTTGACTTCAGCTATATTAACCAATATGCCTGTATCAATGGTACCACTAACACTATATCTCTGTAACTCATTCAACACTCTCCGCCAATCAGGAAAATGTTTCATAATAAGTTCTGCAATTACCTTCTCGTCAAAGCCTATCTTTTCTTCTTTAAGAATACTCCCAACTCTACCCATAAATTCATGTGCAAGTTGATTCTTATTACCATTAATCTTAAACTCAATAACTGAACATCGAGAATGTAACGGTTCTATGATTCTATTCTTAAAGTTACAGGTAAAAATAAACCGGCAGTTCTTATGGAATTCTTCTATGAACCCACGCAAAGCCGGTTGTGTTGATTGCGGATTCAAGTAATCAGCTTCATCAAGAATGACCACCTTATATCCACCCTGCAACGATACAGTTGATGCAAATGATTTAATCTTATTTCTTAATACATCTATACCAGATTCTTCACTACCATTAATAAGAATATAATCTCCCTGTAGTTCCTCACACAAAGCTCTTGCCACTGTAGTTTTACCCACACCTGATCCACCCGCCAAAAGAAGATTTGGAATCTCCTTCTGTCCGACAAATTCTATAAATGTATTTTTGATTGATTCAGGAAGAATACAATCAGATATTTTCTTGGGGCGATATTTCTCCACCCACAGAAATGTTTCCCTCGCCATAATTAATGCTCTCTCGATCTACCTTCTACTTCTTTAATATCATCCTGCTCAAAGTAGCCATGATGGCCGCACCAAGGACAATACAATTTCTGGGCTTTCATAACGTGCTCTAGCCCAATAGACCACCACCCCTTGCAAACTTCACAAGTATAGTGGTGGAGTACTTCTATACTAGTCACTGGGTTGCTCTAAAGCTATCCAATAAGAAATATCTTTATGAGAATTTTTCCAGTTAGATACTAGAGCAGTTGTAGAAACAGAAACATCATAGTCACCAGGGATCATTTTAAGATTATCTACCTTATAATGAAACTTAAACTCACTTTGATTTTCAGCGCCTTCAAGTTCTTTTGTAAATTCATTAGATGTAGTATTTTTCAAATCGGTTACTGTCATGTATGTATTCGTTCCAGTTGCATGAAACACCACATCCGGTAACTGCATAACTGCCGCAGATTTTAAAATACTTCCCAACGTATCACCACACACAGGAAAATGAATATCTGTTTCTGGAGCATTAAATGACTCCGGTGGAGTTGTCAGAATAGACGGATCCGAAAAGAAATATTTGATCTTGGTTTTCCCACTCTTTACTACAAGAAAACTATCATTCTCAAATACCAATTCTGCATCTTTAGCCAAACTAAACACACCAAGAAATTCATTTAAATCATAGATGCCAAATTCTTTAGGGAACTCCTCACCTATATTAGCCTCACCAAGAATATTCTTCATGGTGGACATCGTCCGAAGTTTACTACCTTCCTTCACCAGAATATTCTGGTTAACAGTAGAAAAATTCTTCAATACATCCAATGTTGCATCACTTAACTTCATCTTCTTCACTCTCCGTATCATGTAAGTGTAACATGATAATTCCATAATGTAAAATTTTCATAAGGTCGGCTCTATTCTTACCACCCTTACGCCCATATCTTTGGGCATACTTTAAAATATTCCCAATACAAAAGCCTTCTCCATGTCCACAATCTTCTATGAACTGTGTGGACTGATACTTACGTTTAGCATAATGCTGTTCGTAAGTACCATCCACATACTTCTTGAGATCACTTATGACTTTATCTTCACTAAATGCATAATTTATAGCCATAATATATTATCTCATAGTTTAGATCATTTGTCAAGAGCTTCTGACTTATGATTTGCTATTCTTTCTTTAGTAATATTATAATAATCCAATTCTTTTTCAATTAAAATATATTTTCTATTCGTATTCAACGCTGCTATTCCTGTACTACCAGAACCAGCAAAACAATCTAATACCACATCATCAGGTTCAGTACAATGTAAAATAATATTTTCTAACATACTGGTAGGTTTAGGTGTAATATGTCCTTGTTTTTTCTTCACCAAATCATAATTCCAAATAGAATGATTAGTACATTGATTAAAAAATTTTGGCACAATATCATCAATAGTAAAGCCTAAATATTTTGTTATGGGTTTAATTGTTTCTTCTGTAGGATAATTCTTTCCAGTTTCTATATTAGAATACCACCCAGTTACTTTGCCATTCTTAGAAACTATCTCTGAAGCAATATCACTGGATTTTATATTCCATGCCTTTCTTCGTTTCTGTAATTTTTTATGTAAATCTTTACGAGTATAAAATAACATATATTCACATATCTTTT